ATCTTATAAATCAGGAAGTTTCTATTTTGATCGATTTGGGCAAGGATATCAATCCAGTACAAATACCCATGCATTCTCAGGCTCAATGGGATGTGTTAGATTCTTTCATTATAAATTACCATTTACTGAAATATCACATCTAAACCGACATCCTGAGCATAGAGCAAATAGAGCAAATAGTGATAATCAAATAGGAAGTTATGAGTATGCACAACGAAGAGCTAGAAGTAATGGATATGCAATGTTTTCTAATTTAGGAACATTTGCAACAAGCCATTCATTAGTTACAGCCGATTATAGAGATGATCCATCAGATTCATGTTATTATGAAGGATCAAAATTAACAGCGCCAGGAATAAATCAACCAGTAATTGATGATGTAAATGGCGAACCAATAGTAAAAATAACATTAAGAAACAGATATAATTTAGTATATCACAGGAATCTACCAGATGGAGCCAATATAGCTATTAGATAACCGGTATACTTTTTATATACGAACATATTTATTAAAAAATAAAAAGGTAAACGAGGAAAAAACATTATGGGATATTTAGATAACAGTTCAATCACAGTAGATGCAATACTTACTAAAAAAGGACGACAATTATTGGCTAGAGGCCGAGATGAATTCAAAATCACTCAATTTGCATTAGCAGATGATGAAATAGATTATGATTTATGGAACCAAGATCATCCATTAGGAACAGCATATTACGGTGTAGTAATTGAAAATATGCCTATAATAGAAGCATTACCTGATGAAACACAAATGATGAAATATAAGTTAGTTACATTGCCATCAAGGTCTACTAGAATACCAGTAATTTCTGTACAGAATAAATTTATTACATTATCAAGTGGTGGGTCAGCATCAGTTAGACCTTATACAAGAAACTTTAATAGAGGAAATCAAACTTTTGGATATACAGCAATTTTATCCGATTCGGATGCAGCGTATTTGAGAGTAACAAGAAGTTCAGGATATAGAGGAAGAGGAGCAACTGTACCAGCATTCATTGGAGATAATGAAGCAGCACAAACAGTAACAGTACAAGGATTATCATTTGAAGTAATAGCAAAGGCACAACCAACAGAAGATAAGACAGCAACAATTACAGTTGTTGGAAATGAAACGGGTGGTAGTGTTACTATTAACTTGACAATAGAAAAACAAGAATTAGAAACTGCACCAGGCATACCGCTTGCAGCGATGTAAAAAGGGATAAAACATGACAATAGTTAAAAGAAATGAATTAGGATATGCTGGCTCAGCCATGATAGCAAGGAATCAAGGTAGGGGCATAGCAAATATGCGAGCTGTAAGAAGTGGTAGAAGACAATCTCCTGGAGGTGAATCACCTGTACTAAGAGATGATACTGCTCGTTCAATGGTAAATCAACAACGTATCAGGAATCTAGAAATAGAAAGAAGAGCAAGACAAATTGCAAATCAATTAATTGCTCAAAGAGAAGCAGCAAGATTAGCAGCAAGAAATGGTAGAGTATTTACAGATTTTGATTTAGATACAGATGTTATTCCAAATCAACAAGAAATAGTAACTAGAGGATTATTTCCAAATAACATAGGTAATCAGCGTACATTTTTTACATCATCATTATTATCATCAACTCAAAAAAGATATTACCAAGAAGTATATAATGGTGAAATAAATACAGTAGGAGGTGTAGCTACAGATATTACAGCATCTTCAATGTTTAGTATTGCTTATGGACATGCAGAAGGATCAGGTTCTGCAGATGAAGGAGGCCAGGTAAATGATACACCATCAAGAGCAATTTATTCTCAATATAGATTATTATGTTTAGAACCAGATGATACTAGATTTACAATTAATGGTATTGATACTAAACATTGTTATTTCTTAAATTATAACAGAGCCTTGATGAGAGAAAGATTAGATGAAGGAAATATTGAAATCAATATAGCAGAATTATCTGGATCTAAACATGGATTGGCATTTGAGAATAGAACAAATACATCATCATTACATGGAGTAAGAGCTTTACATACAGGAAATGCAAATACAGCAGCAACTAATCCAGTAATTAGAATAGTAGATGATTCAAAAATAACTTCTGCAATATCAGTTAATAGAGGACATTTTGGTAGAAGATATAATATGGTATCTGGTTCAATCGAACAAGGTGTATATAATTCAGCACAACCACATCATTACGGATTATTATATCCAGATTTAGGTATTATAGTAATCAATGCAGATAAGATGAATGAATCAGCTTCATTTAATACAGTAACAGGTTCTGAAATTGCTGGTGATAATGCAGTAAAGATGTATACAGCTATATCTCATTCAGGAGCATATTTACTTGATGCATCAAATGATGCACTTGGAATGCAAATGAGATCATCTGAAAAAGTAACATCAACTCATTACTTTGTAAGAGCAACTAATGCAGAATATAACTTTACAAATAATCCAACCTTCGTAACAGGTTCAAATGGAAGATTTAAACAACCTTCATTTATTGGAGATCCAAAAGTTTATATTACAACTGTTGGAATGTATAATCCAAGAAGAGAATTATTAGCAGTTGCAAAATTAAGTCAACCTTTATTGAAATCATTTACAAGAGAAGCCTTAATTAAAGTTAAATTAGACTTCTAATACTGTATTTTGTATCATAATTTAAGCTCTCTTATATTTATATATGTAAGAGAGTTTTTACTATAAAGGGAATATAAATGGCTTCAAGAGCAGTAGTTTTCAGACCAATAAATACAGATGATGTTTCATGTACACCATTTGAAGCAAATACTACGTTTAAATACGATGAAGCTACAATTGGATCAAATGTAATTAGATTTGGAGTTCATAATAACCAAATCACTCCTATTAGTGCATCACAACTATCTGCAGATAACATTGCAAATACAGATGGAACTCTTCAAACACCTATATGGAAATCAATAGACCATTTGTTTTACAGACCAGAAAATAAATATGAACCTATGCATACTTGGGAACATCACAATCCAAGGTATACAGAAAAGAATTTATTCTACTCATGTAGTATAATTGGCATACCATATGTACGAACTGGAGAAAATATTAAACGCACATCTTTTAGAATAGCAAGTACAGGGTCTTATACTTATGATAAATTTAATTTATATGATGATAAATATGGTAACCTTCGTGATAGACTAATTGACTCTGCAAGTTTTGTCCCAAAGGCACCATTAGTAGCATATTGGGGGTTTAATGATGAATATCGTCATTTTGAATTAAATCGTGGAACATTAGGAGGTAATTTTACAAAAGGTGTTGAATCAAAGAAAGTTTTTCAGTCTCTACAAAATAAATCATTACAATTAAAGACCAACGCACATAAGGTATATTATACAGATGGTATTAAAACTACAGGTGTTGAACAAACAGAACGCGGCTCAGAATTAATTACCAATGGAACATTTACAGGATTTAGTTCTGAAACAGTAACGGGATGGGTAATTCAAGATTCTAGCAATAAGGCGACATGGACATCAATAACTAATGGTATTAAATCAACTAATGATTCTACTAATGCTACTACCTGGCACGTAAGAGCATATCAAAATCTTCATACTGTTTTAGAAATAGGAAAGGAATATGAGTTTAAATTTGAAGCAAGAGTAGGACCTACTACATCAATGTTGGGACAAGTAATGACTGGAAATAGTGTTGTAAAACTATCTACTACAATTCCATCTGATCATTTTAATGCAACTACTTTCACTGAATTTTCTACCACCTTTACATGTACATATACAGAAGGAACATCAGGAAATATGGGAGTTTACTTCTGGCATACTTCTACTGATGCAGGAAGTATTATGGAGATTAAAAATGTATCAGTTAAAGAAGTTATATACCCAGGATCAGGAATAGCAGCAAACTTTACATCTGGATCGCATGCTCATATTATAACAGAAAATCATGAACGATTTAATTTTAGTAATACCGAAGATTTTGCAATTTCATTTTGGTGTGAATTACCTAAACATCAAGCTTATTCATCATCATTGATGACTTCCAATCCAATAATTACCAAAAGAGGAGTAGAGCAAGTACCAATACGTGTTCAACGAAATGGTAAGCAGACAATGCAATTACAAGATCAAAATATAACAAGGACAAGGTATCCATTTGATATATCAGTTACAAATCAACATAGTGCATATGAATCAGGTAAAATCTTATTTAGAAGATCAGAAGGAGAAACTATATTAGAAGTAACATCTAGTACTAATGTAACATCATCAGGTTGGCATCACATTATCTGTCAAAAATCTGGTTCAACTCGACCATGGGGAGAATTCTCTGATTTACAGGTATGGGTTGATGGTGTATTATCTAATTCTAGTTATACAACATCTGATAAATTTAATTTTAGTCGGTATGCGAATACAATGAATCCAAGTCATTTAATGTTTGGAGCATTGAATTTAGATAAGACTAATCACGAAAAATTATCAGGTAGTCTAGATGAAGTTAGAATATATGAAAGGGCCCTAGAACCAACCGAAATTCAGTCTTTAGCAAATAATCATTATTTAAGTAGTAGTGCATATCAATCATCAGTAGCAGGAAATGTCTTCTATAGATCAGGACAAGTTGTTATAACAAGTCCATTACCTAAATATCATTATGCATTACAAAATGAATATAATTTTGAATATAAGTCTTCAAGGACAATTTATGAGAACGAAGTATTATGTAAGGTCCCATCAGCTGATTGCAATGTTAGTATGAATCCATCTTTAAGAAAACCAAAAAGTGAGTTAATACAAAATCAATTTACAGGAAGTTCATGGAAGCCGTATATTACAACAATAGGTTTATATAATGATGCAGCTCAGTTAATTGCAGTTGCAAAATTAGGTAGGGCAGTACAAAAACGTGAAGATGTAGATATGAATTTCATTGTTAGGTGGGATTATTAGATATATATAACAAATAGGAGAACAAGTTATGGCATGGAGAAACAAAAGTAAATTGCGTGCAAATGCAATTAAACATGGTTATAGAAGTGGATTCGAACACAAAGTATCAGACCAATTAAAGGAAAATAAAATTAAGTTTGAATATGAAACCACAGTAATACCATATATTAGACCAGAAACTAAACATACGTATACAATTGATTTTACATTACCAAATGGAATATTAGTTGAAACAAAGGGAAGGTGGGTAGCAGAAGATAGAAAAAAGCATTTACTTATTAAAAAACAACACCCAGAGTTAGATATTAGAATAGTCTTCATGTCAGGTAAAACTAAGATACGAAAAGGGTCAAAGACTACATATGGATCTTATTGTGATAAACATGGAATTCCATGGGCAGAGAAGACTATTCCTACTTCATGGTTTTCTGAAAAATAATTAGGTTATTCGAAAAGTTTTCTTTATATTATAATACATGATTAATTATAAATTACTCTCTTTGATAGAGACTGTTCTCGGAAAAGGTAGATCTACTAATAAAGGCAATGTAGCATTTCAATGTCCTTTTTGTCACCACAACAAGAAAAAATTAGAAGTTAATATATTATCTCAACATTGGCATTGCTGGGTTTGTAATGCCGCAGGAAGAAAGATAATTACATTATTTAAGAAATTAAATGTTGAAAGACATAAAATTTCTAAATTATTTGAGTTTATAGAAGAAACAGAATATAAACCAAAAATAACTACAACTAATACAAAGGCAGTAGAACTCCCTGTAGAATTTAGACCATTATGGATACTAGATAAAACATCCCCGGAATATAGGAATGCAATTTATTATCTTAAGAAACGAGGTATTACAATATATGATATTCTAAAGTATAGAATTGGATATTGTAGGAAAGGATTATATTCTGGAAAAATAATAATTCCAAGTTATGATGCAAATGGTGTATTAAATTATTTTGTAGGAAGATCATATTATGAAGATGATGTATGGAAACATAAAAACCCACAAGTATCAAAAGATATAATAGGATTTGAATTACATATAAATTGGAATTACCCGGTATGTTTAGTAGAAGGAGTATTTGATGCAATTGCAATCAAACGAAATGCAATACCATTATTTGGTAAAACAATTCCAGACCAATTAAAACATAGAATAATAGAAAATAATGTAAAGATAATTTATATATGTCTTGATCAGGATGCAAGAAAACAAGCTATAGAAACTGCAGAATATTTCATGGCCAATGGAGTAGATGTATATTTTGTAGACTTAAAAGAAAAAGATCCAAGCGAGGTAGGATTTGGTAAGATTAATAATATATTAGCCAGTACAGAAAAATTAACATCTGAATGGGTAATGGAACAAAGAATAATGGGAATATGATAAATAAGATATATCACATAGCAGATGTACATATAAGGAACGTAAAAAGACATAAAGAATATAGACAGGTATTTAGAAAATTATATTCTTATATTAAGAAGACAAAAGAAGAAAATGATGTAATATATGTAGCAGGAGATATAGTCCATGCAAAAACAGATATGTCACCAGAACTGATAAATATGACATCAGAATTTTTTACAAATCTAGCAGATCTATTACCAACAATAATAATTTTAGGAAATCATGATTGTAACCTAAATAATAACTATAGACTCGATGCCTTAAGTCCTATCGTTAGAGCCATCAACCATCAGAATATACACTACCTTAAAGACAACGGTATATATAATATCCAGGATGTACACTTTAACGTAATGGCGGTGGATGATAAGCCAATTAAATATATTCAAGCAAAGGATTTTGATGGAGATTATAAGATAGCACTTCATCATGGTTCGGTGCACAATGCATCAACAGATGCGGGATTTACATTAAGCAATACACATGTCACAACTGATATATTTGCAGGACATGATTTGGTATTATTAGGAGATATTCATAAGTTACAATATCTAGACGAAGAAAAGACCATTGCATATCCAGGCTCATTGGTACAACAAAATCATGGAGAAAAATTAGGCCATGGTATTCTAGTTTGGGACTTAGCAACTAAAAAATCTGAATTTGTTGAAATTGAAAATGATTATGGATATTATACATATGAGATAGATAATGGAAAGATCATCAATCCTAATTCAAATATTCCAAAAAAGCCAAGATTAAGATTAAAAGTAAAAGATACTGATTCTGGAACATTAAAACAAATAATTGCTAAAATCAAATCTAAATATAAAGTACAAGACATTTCTATTCAAAAAATCAATGCATTAAATACTACAGATGTGCAGAGCAAGATTAATTTTGGTAATGTTAGAGATGTAGAATGGCAAAACAATGTTATTACAGAATACTTATCAGATGAATTTGCACTTGATGATGAATTATTAGATACGGTAAGACATATTAACAGAATAGTACATTCCAAATTACCAACAAATACATTAACAAGAAATATAACATGGTCACCAAAGAAGTTTGAATTTTCTAATATGTTTAGTTATGGAGAAGATAATGAAATGGATTTCACAAACATGATAGGAAGTTATGGATTATTTGCTCCAAATGCATCTGGAAAATCGACATTACTTGATGCACTTGCATTTTGTTGCTTTGATAGATGTAGTAGAACTAAAAAGGCAGCTCATGTATTAAATAATAAAAAATCTAGATTTGCATGTAAGTTTGAATTTGAATTAGGAAAGTATAGTTACTTTATAGAACGATTAGGAAAGAAAAATAATCGAGGACATGTAAAGGTTGATGTAAATTTCTGGAGAGTGGATGAAGATGGTAATGAAGAAAATCTAAATGGAGACCAAAGAGATACTACAAATAAAAGTATACGACAATATTTGGGTTCATATGAAGATTTTGTATTAACTGCATTATCATTACAAAATAACAATACAGGATTTATTGATAAAACTCAAAGAGAAAGAAAGGATTTATTATCACAATTTTTAGACATTGATATTTTTGAACAGCAGTATTTAATTGGACACGAGGAAATAAGAGAAACATCTGCATTAATTAGAGAATATAAAAGAAAAGATTTTTCAACTGATTTAGTAAATGCAAATGAAATTATAACTCAATATACAGGTTCATATGAACAAATGAAATTAGATAAAAATGAGCATGAAGAAATGAAAACTAATCTTAATGATATTATTTTTAATATGACCAAAGAGTTGAAAAAGGTTGATACCACATTAGATGAACCAGATGCTATTCTATACGAAATAACTCAATCAAATGATAAATTAGGAAACATAAAAAAGGACAAAGAACAACAAAAAGATTTAATTAAAGAACAGAAAAAATTAATTAAAGAATCAGACCAAAAAATAAATAATGTTAATGAAGATTTTCTAAAAGATCAAATAATTGAATTAACAAATTCTAAGTCAAATATTATTACACTAAAAAATGCATTAAAAGTTAAACGACTTAAAATTCAACATGCACAAAAAATGGTATCTAAATTAGATAAACATGAATGGGATGAAAATTGTAGTTTTTGTATGGCTAATCCATGGCTACAAGAAACTAAACAAGTTGCAGATTTTTTACCAAAATTAATTGATGAGGAACAATCTATAATGTTTGATATTGATGATATTGGTGGACAGATTGCTGATATAGAAACTAATGAAAAGCCTCAAGCAAAGTTAGATGCATTAGCAAATATGAAACATTTGCTAGGAATAAATAATGGAACGTTAATTGCCCAAGAACATGAATTAAAAAAGACTGAATGGGACACTGAAACAATTAATAATGGTATACGTGATTTAAGAAAACAACTAACAAAATCACAAAAACAGAAAGATAATATTGAATACAATAAAGTTAAAAATACTGAAATTCAAGAAATTCGAGATGAGATTNCAACTGTAAATAACGAACTAAGACAATTAGATACAACTTTATTATCATTATCAGGAAAATTAAAGATGGCAGAAAAATCTAGAAAAGATGCACAAGATGGAATTGACAGATTAAAAGACCTAGAACAACAATATAAAGGATTTGAGTATTACCAAAAATCAGTTCAAAGAAATGGAGTTCCATATCATTTGATGACAAAGGCACTTCCACAGATAGAATCTGAAATAAATAATATTTTGAATCAAATTGTAGAATTTACAATGATTTTACAAACAGATGGAAAAAACATAAATGCATTTATTGTTTATGATAATGATAATTACTGGCCATTAGAACTAACATCTGGTATGGAAAAATTTATTTCATCTTTAGCAATTAGGACTTCACTTATAAATGTATCAAACCTGCCAAGACCAAACTTTATCGCGATAGATGAAGGCTTTGGTGTATTAGATTCAGACAATCTTAATTCAATGTATATGTTATTTGACTATCTTAAATCTCAGTTTGGGTTTATTATGTGTATATCACATCTAGATGCAATGCGAGACATTGTAGATAAACTTATTGAAATTAAAAAGACAAACGGCTACTCTAAAATCTCCTATAATTAATAGTTATACATATTTATATTAAATTAATGAATTACCAGATTAACAATCTTATTAATCAAGCTCGATAAGAATTAAATAAGACCGTTAGTTGCATCTGATAATATGGAAGATTCAAATTAAGGAGAAACTAAATGCCTATAAAAAGAGAGGCAACATACATTGGATTAAAGGACGGCGCACGGCAACGATATAACATTATCGACCGAGATCCAATATCCCGAGATTTTTTCGAAATAGTAGAATTTCCAGAGGTATTAACTGCAGGTAAAAATGTATTTAAGTTTCGTGGAGACCCAAGTAATTTAGTTCAAGAGACTCAAATATATTTTGAAATCTTAGATTATAATGATGACCCTATATATTATGAAGTACTAAATTACAATGAAAAAAATGGTGTTAGAGTAATATCTATATGGATATTTGAAGATACACCAGAAGGCCTTGCGACTATATACTTAGCTGGTAGGGCTCGACTCGATCCCCAAAATGGAGATAGATTTACATATAGCCATGATCAACAATCCCCAGATTATAAAGAATATCCAAATATATTATGGGAAAGAGCAACTAGAGTAAAACCTAATGGAATGAACAAGTCGGAAATGATCTTCCTACAAGAACCAAATGTTGAGATCATTGAAGATGTAAAGACGTTTGCACAAATAACAGACCTTCCAACCTTTTATAATACAATATACGGTACAGCATCTGGATTAGGACCAGGCGGAGGTTATTCAACAAACACAACGACAGTAGCCTCAAATATCAATCAATTATTTGCTGGAGCAGTAAAGGCCGTTAATAATGCATTCTTACAGTACAACCAATCAGCTGCAGTAAGTGCGCCTGTACCAGAAGCAGGATTTTCCGGTCTAACTATTGCAAAATCTCAAGGAGTATCAAAGGTATCTTATTCGTTACCTGCAGGATTAGCTAAGAGCCCAGCCGTTTCAGGTACACCGACAACAGGTACAGGAAATACAAAAAGTAATATTGGAATATCAAATGCTGCAGCAGTTAGTAATGTAGGTTTACAAGGACCAGGTGGTACAACAAATACAATGTATGCACCAGTTATGCCAATCCTTAATCCAAATGAATTAGCACCAGCTGTCCAAACCGTAACAACCACAACATTCAATCCAGCTGATTCTACGACTATAAATATAACAAATGGCATTGCATTTTCAGGTAGTGTACATCTTGGAGGCCTGGTAATAATAAACCGACCGACTATTATAGCATCTGCAGACCACCGAGTGGATGCAGCAGGTCGTATAGTACATCATGCCGCAACAACAGATGTTGGAAATGCAACTGCAGGTGTTGCAACAGAAATAGATTCAACATATGTAGGAACAATTTCAGATATACAAAATTCTACTCAAGCAAAATTATCACCTTCATTTGACTTTTTAACTAAAAGAACTACTAAGCCAGATGGCCATCATGTAATTGCATTTGAACCATCCCCAGTAACAATGAGTTATTGGGAACCAATGATGTCTCAGGAAACTGAAAATTCAATGTCATTTGCATCAATTACATTAAGTAACATACAACCTGCAACAGGTGATGTATTCTCAATAAAGACATCATATAAATTAATGGGAGCTCCTGGAGATTATATAGATGCAGGACAAACCATATTAGAAAAGTATGACGTATTACAAGATACAGGCTCTCAAGTTCCAACATTAGTAATGGGAGTCCAGGATAGAAAATATGGACTGTTTTATGATCAAAGTGTAATAGATACATATTGGCAATCAAATGCCGGTACTACAACAACATTTGATAACGATATTTTAGGAGAATCTGTAAAATTAACACATACACCTTCGGCAATGTCAGATACCGATTTTGTAAGATTTGACCTTGACCCATCATATTATCCAACATTACATGCTGGAACTGAATATTCATTACAATTCTTTCATAAAGTTGTTGCAACTGGTTCCATGGATCCACCAACATTTTTCCAAACTCCTCGTATAGATGTATATGTTTCTGGATCATCAATTCATCCTACTAGAGATTATAAAGGAACAATACAAAGACATCACCCAGTTACACCACCAGCCCAAAAATATTTTACAGGAACCGAGTATGGTAATTATTTAGGATCTATAGAACAACTTCCTGGAACAGATGCACAATTCTCTGTAGTACAATTTGTTCCATTGGATACATTACCAAATAATTTAATATTTGTTGTTAGAAAGGGTGAATGGCATCTTACCAATGTTTCTTTACAAGCAAATATGGAAACAGGATTTTCACCTAATTTTGCAAAGATGAGTATTAGAATTCCTACTGATGCTATGAATGCACCATTAGCATTTAAGTTTCAATACTTAAATTATTTAAGTGAACCAGCACAATTACAATCATTCATTCAAGGTGCAATATTTGATGGAGATAATACATATATTGAAGGCCAAAACAATCTATTAACAGGTTCAGTATTTATAGGAAATGCAATTGGAAGTGGTATTGAATTAGCAGGTGTTAATTCAGCATTTATTCGTGCAATAGGATATGAAGGATTTACATCAGCATCAGCCCCAGGTAACGCAGGTGGGTTCATGATATGGTCAGGATCAGTACTACCAGATTCAGTAGATGATTATGGAGGAGTAGGATTAGAACTAATAAATGATTCATCAAGTTTCTTCAAATTTAGAACATCAGGATCTGAAACAGGATTAGAAATAGTAACACCATCATTCTTCCTTGGTTCAGTAGCTGCAGGAAATTACATATCAGGTTCAGGTGGTAATATAGAAATTACATCAAGTAATTTTCATTTACAGCCATCTGGTGATGTGATAATGCAAGGTACTATTACAGCAGAGGCAGGAGGAATAATAGGTGGTGCATCAATTAATTCACATTCAATTGCATTTGATCCTCATTGGGAAATATCATCATCAACAAATACAAATGATCCAGTTTCATTTATATCATCATCTGCATTCAAAGTAAGCGCAGACGGAAGAATGACTGCAAGTGCAGGACTAATAGGTGGTTGGTCAGTTACTTCTGATAGATTATCAACAACAGTAGAAGATGCAAATTATGTAGCCTTAGTTCCTGGGACGGGAATACAATTAGGAGATGCTACATTTGAAGATGCGCCATTCAACGTACACACTTCAGGTCGAATGACAGGATCAAATGTATTATTTACAGGAGGAAAAATTGCAGGAATGGAATTTGATAATGGTAAATTTTCTGTACCAGATATATTTCATATTTCAGCTTCGACGGTAACAACAGATACAATTGGATTTATTAGTTCTTCAAACTTTAAAGTTAGTCCTGGAGGAGTGATTACTGCTAGTGCAGGATTAATAGGTGGAGCAACAATTACAGATGATAAAATTGCATACATGCCATATTGGGCAATCAGTTCATCCAATAATAATAATCTCCCAGGATCGTTTATATCATCAAGTAAATTTAAAGTTAGGGCAGATGGAACTGTTACAGCATCAGCAATTCAATTACTTGGAGGAGCTATAGATAATAGCCCATATTGGAAAATAGATAATGCAACAAATAACACACCAGGATCTTTTATTTCAAGTAGTGCATTTAAAGTAAGTACAGGTGGAGAAATGACTGCCAGTCTTGGTAAAATTGCAGGTTGGATAATTGATGAAGATAAGTTATCATCTCCATCTAGTAATATAGTATTAGATGGAACGAATAAAGAACTATACATACATAATCAAACATTTGGTTCAACAGGAATCCAATTACAATATAACGGTGGTAATCCAAAATTCTTTGTAGGAAAGGAAGCTGGCCAACATATTAAATTCGATGCAACTGGTGAAGGTGAACTTTTCCTAAGTTCATCACAATTCTTCCTAGGTAGTGCAGACCAATATGTATCAGGAGCTCTTGGAAATATAGAAATTAGTTCAAGTGGTTTCCATTTAGATGCAGAAGGTAATGCAATATTAAAAGGTAAAATTACTGCAAATCAAGGTGATATTGCTGGATGGCTTATTGAATCTGATAAACTATATAATACGGGAATAACTTTAAGTTCAAGTTATGGCGTAAAGGTTATGCAAGATAGTACCGCTGAAAATGATAATTTCATTGAAATGAAATATAAAGCAACTGATGATTGGGGACTACTAGGAAAACAATCAGGACAAGAAACTTTCCAACTAGGACATGTAAATCAAATTGCAAGCTGGTCTTTTGATAATGATAAGATAATATCTAAAATGGGTAGTTATTCTCCAGAAGAGCCAGGCATTGTATTAAAATCAGAAGGAACTATACAAACAAACCCATTTATATCTGGATTAACAGCAAATGCAACTGGTTGGCAGATTAGAGCTGATGGTAGAGCGGAGTTTGAAAATGCAGTTATTAGAGGAACATTATCTACAGCTGTATTTGAAAAGGATACTATATCAGTTGTAGGTGGACAAGTAATGGTAGCAAATGCAGCTAAGGTAGATAATGTTAATCCAAGATTTACTAATTATCCGCATTTGAAATCTGCTATAGGAGAAAATATCAATTGGAGTGGAGAAGTATCACCAACCACATCATCAACATCATATGATGAAGATGGCTCTTTAAGATTAGCTAGTGCCAATATAACCGCAAGTCATCCAGGCTCAGAAAATTTATGGCTACGAGTTGCAAATACTAGCGCAACAAATGGCTCTGCAAGATTTTCAATTAGTACAGGATCATATGCACCCGGAACAAAATTTAGAGCCACATTCTATTCATCAGGATCTGAAAGAGTATCTAATGGTTCTATTAGAAATCCAAACTTTAGAATTGGAAAAATTGGATCAGGAGGATATAATCCAGATTATATATTTGATGGCGTTAAAACATCTGGTTTTTCAAGTGCAATTTCAAATGGATTTCATGTAGTAGAGTTTTCATCAAGTGCAGATTGGAATGTTGGACCTAATACTAATGATGGTGCAATCTTACAATTCCAAATTGGTGATAATGTTCTTGGTGCGAATCTACATTTACGTGATTTGCATTGTATGGCAATATCTCAATCATTAGTAGTTGATAATGCAGGAGGATTTGTCCCTGGAGAATATTTAGTTGCAAAATCAACCGATCAAGGCCCAGATGGAAGAGAAGGATTTGTCCGTGAATACATGCAAGTAATTTCATCCTCTCTAGGAAAATCTGAAACACCTGCATCAGGAACATTTGATTTTGGTACTACAACAATTGATACATCAACAAATTTTATAGTAACAGCATCAGAACATTATACATTTACAGGAGTAGCTTCAACAACACCTGATCAAATTGCAATTAATCAATATTATTTTGAATTAGGTGCAACTAAACAACATTCATTAACAAGACTAAAAGATAAAATTGTAGAAGAAGTTCTTGATATATTTGCAATGGTAACTGGATCAGCTGATGGAGTCACAGACCAAATATATTTTCAAGGACATGGTGCAGGTGTAGATGGTAATGCATATGGAGCTCAATTAGGAACAACTCAAGTAAAATTACAAGGTGGTATAAATAGAATTAAACCACAGTTAACTGTTGAAAGAAATATGGATGCTAGAGTATCTGGTAATGAACGTGGATACTTTATTGAAAGAATTAAGGATGGCCAGTCAATTGCATCACAAGGTTCTGCAGGTACTGGTTACATATTGATGAATGCTCAGCCAACTGATGATTATAGTCCTTATATTGACATAGTTGAAAGACAGGATACAACTGTAGGAACTCAACAACATACACCAGATTCAAAGCATTCTGTGTTTGGAGAAGTAAAGACATTAGCTCGAATAGGTGACTTAGGTGGAATAACAGATTATCAATTCTCAGATGGTGTATCTGGATATGGTATTTATACTTCAAATGGATATTTCAAAGGTAAGATAGAAGTATCAAGTTTACCAGTTACACCACCAAGTGAAAATTTAATATTCCATTTACCATTAGATGGAAAGATTTCGACAGGTTCATTTGGATCAGGAAGTTTTCCAGATACCTCAGGTAATAATTATCATTTACAAAATATTTTTATATCAGCAAGTGTATCAACAGGAACTCAAACATGGTCAGGAGATAGTGTAACTGTTAATAGTTCAAGTGCTAAAATAGGAGGCTCAGCCGTATTTGCAGGAACAACTACAGGAGATCATAAATTAGTATATAAAAATATTCCATTAAGAGATAATCATACATTTGCATATTGGATGAAGATAGATAAATCAGATACATCTCAATTTCCATTTGCAATAGATGCAAATTCATCTTATATCAATCCATTTACTGGCGCGTCATTGAATCCTGGAACAGGTGGTGCTGGTTCTAATGGACAACTAGGCCCATACTTTACAGGAAACACTATAGCATGGAATACCGGAGAAAGTGCATTTAATCCATTTAACCATATTGCTTCTCATCTAATACAGCTGTAACCTGGCAAGAGTATGATGATGTATGGACTCATGTTGCTGTAGTTAACAATTCACTTACCTTATCTGCTAGTTTATATATTAACGGCCAACTTAAAGGAAAGGCCGCATATAGAAATCCAACCACCAATGTAGGAGAAGGAGACCTAACCATAGGTGGATATATATATACTAGTAACAATTGGAACTTCAAAGGTGAAATAGACGACTTTAGAATATACACAGGATCATTAACAAATAAAGAAGTTGAATCAATATATTTAAGTCCAGATTCAGGAACAGGTAGAACTATAATTGAAGGAGATTCAATACGATCTGGCCATTTAACATCAAATAACTGGGGACCATCATTTGGATCTCAATATAATCTAGATGATGGAACATTCTATTTAGGTGGTTCTTCATCTCCAGCATTATCTTGGGATGGATCAACTTTATTATTAGGAGGATCTGATCAAGTAACAGCCGCAATGGTATCAGAAAGTTTACAAGGAGCTACAGGTAGTTTAGTAGAAATGGGGTCTACTGGTTCATTAGAAAATCCATTATTATATGCATTTGGATCGGCAGCATCACATTCATTATCAGTAGGAACGCCAGGAACTGGATTAAATTTAACTTCAGAGTATATGGGTTATTATAAAGGAGCCCCAGATAATGAATTCCAGACATATATGGACAATACTGGTAACTTCTATCTAGGAGGAACAGCCGGAGCTCTTCAATGGAATGCAGGAACAAGTAATTTAGTTATAATAGGAGATATTCGAGTTACAAACTCTGAATCATTCTATATGCCAAATAAAACAAAGGCAGATTATAGAATTGCATTAATAGAATCACAATCTGCAGATCCTACACCAGGCTCTAGAGTTATTTCAAGTTCAGCAGGATATACAAATTACTTTGAAACTACAACAACCGGATCTGATAAACCTACAGATATATTAAATTATGATCAAGGATATGATTGTTATGTATTTGTAGGAGAAGTTTGGACTCTTCTAGAAGAGCAGATGATAATGAATCTGTTTGATGAAGGGCATTCTGTATTTGCTCAAGCAAATAATATGACTGGGGCCAATGTAACTGGGTCACAAGGAACCGACTATCCAGTTAAAGTAGACCGCGCTGTTGGTTCTGCAGAAGCATATGAAAACGGCCATATAGCAACAGGGTCAGGTATGTTAGAAACAGATCCAATGGGCCAAGGCTGGTCAGTTTGGGCAACCGCAGCAGGCCCTGATACAGGTAATATTCCAGTAAAAGTTTTCTCTGATGGAGGAGGATCTACATATACGCCAATTGCAATATCTGGATCAATAGCTACAATATCAGACACTGGTGATATGAGTACAAATACAACTGCAAATTATAATGCATTTTATGGTACTAATCCAAGAGGTGGTAGGATAGTTCTTTCAACTACAAGAATTAATTATATCAAAGAGACACCTCTAGAACGTGTCATGGATTTCCTACTCAAGAAAGATTTAGACCAAGAAGCTTTCCAGCAAGGTATTACTAAAATAACTGGTGATATGGTTAAGACTGGTAATATAGAATCATTTAATTGGACAGATGGAGGAGTATTAGGATCACAATTCAAATTAAATGATGGAACATTTAAGATGGGTGGAGATACAGATCCAAAATTATATTGGAATGGAACTACATTAGCAGTTAAGGGTGATATAACAATAGAGTCAGGAGACTTAGCAGGAGTAACAGCTGCGACTATATCTGGATCTTCAAATGAAGCTTCTGCTTCATTAGCATTATATGCAGTTACAGTATCATCATCATTGGCATCTGGAGTAACGACTGCACAAGCACAAGCTGATGCAGCTAATGCAATTGCAAAATTAGCTGTATCTCAATCATTCAACCAATGGGTAACAGCATCATTAGAGCAAATCAAAGAATCAGATTCAATCGGAAGAGGGTTATATCAAACTCCATCCTAT